GCCAGAATGTCTGGTATGAAGAAGAAACTTACTTCTTCAAAAACTGCTAACGATCCCGATAGCAGAATCAATAAGTCCCTTAGAGCTTGGAATTGTTAATAAGGAGGTAAGTCATGGCACAATGGAACAAAGACGCTCAAGCATATAGAGCACAGGACACAACAAACTTTGAAGTTGTGATGCTTGCCGATGAAAACGGCAATCCACTCAACAGTTATGGTGCTGCGGCTAACATTCCTATTGCTGCTGGACTGTTAGACGGATATTCACACATCAATAAGTTTGGATATAGAACATCATTTGCTTCTACATATCAAGCAATCTGGGACGGAACTACAGCATATCCATATATTGGAACTGCTGGACCAGCAACAGTAACTTCAGGAAGTGGTAGTGATGCTGGTGCTGTAATCACGGTATCTGGATTGGATGAAAATTATAATGATGTTTCAGAAGACCTCACTATTGGAACACCTGGAGCAGTAAATTTTATTCGTATCTTTAGAGCATTTGTAAAGACACCAGCAGCAGGACAAACAACAAATGTAGGTCAGATTTCCGTATCAGTTGATAGTGCTGATAGAGCATTTATTTTAGCAGGAGCAGGACAAACGCTAATGTCAGTTTATACCGTTCCTGCTGGCAAAACTGCCTACCTTATGAAACTCCAATGTTCTGTTGATAAGCAGAAAGATTGTATCTTTAGATTTGTAGTAAGACCTTTTGGTGGAGCATTCAACACCAAAGCACAACTAGGAACATTTGCTACACCTATGAATTATGACTACCCAGTTCCTTTGAGGTTTGAAGAAAAAACTGATTTAGAAGTTCAAGCAATCTCTGGTAATACTATGGGTGGTGGTGCTACTTTTGATTTGATCCTTGTAGATAACTAAAATGGCAAACACTAACTACGTCAGACGCGACACTAACAACGATCCAGATGATCCTCAACCAGGATTTACAACTGTTAATCAGTTTTCTGGTACTGAGGGTTGGAGCACTGTGACTTACAGAGATTATAATGCAGATTACGTTCCAAGAAATAAAGATAATACTGTGAGAACTCCTGGCACATACCAGGCAAGAAATTCAGACAACAGCCCCAGAACTCCACAACCATATCAAAGACACGATAAGGACAACAACCCAATTACTACTTGATTTTTTATTTTTATGACTGATGGAATATATCTTGGTAATCCCAATCTAAAAAAAGCAAATGTCCAGATTGATTGGACGCCAGAAAAGATTGAAGAGTTTATCAAATGCAAAAGCGATCCAGTTTATTTTGCACTAAACTATATTAAAATTGTTTCTCTTGATGAAGGTCTTGTTCCTTTCAAGATGTATCCTTTTCAGGAAAAACTTGTAAACAATTTTCACAACAACAGATTCAACATCTGCAAGATGCCACGCCAGACGGGTAAGTCTACAACGTGTGTGTCTTATCTTCTACATTATATTGTTTTCAATGATAATGTTAATGTAGCAATCCTTGCTAACAAAGCATCTACTGCTAGGGATCTTCTCGGTAGGTTACAACTTGCATACGAAAACTTGCCAAAGTGGATGCAGCAGGGTATTCTAGTATATAATAAAGGCTCCATGGAGTTGGAGAATGGATCAAAAATTATCGCCGCATCTACTTCTGCATCTGCTGTCCGTGGTGGCTCCTATAATGTCATCTTTTTGGACGAGTTCGCATTCATCCCGAATCACATTGCTGATGACTTCTTTGCCAGTGTTTATCCTACTATCTCGTCAGGTAAGTCTACAAAGGTAATTATTGTTTCTACCCCCAAGGGTATGAATCACTTCTACCGCATGTGGCACGATGCGGAAAGAGGAAAGAATGAGTATGTCCCTACCGATGTTCATTGGTCTGAAGTCCCAGGTAGAGATGATGTATGGAAAGAACAAACGATTGCTAACACATCTGAGACACAATTCAAAGCAGAGTTTGAATGTGAGTTTCTAGGATCTGTTGATACTCTTATCAGTGCAGCAAAACTAAAATCACTAGTATACGAATCACCCAAGAAGAGAAACAAAGGGTTTGATGTATACGAAGATCCACAGAAAGACAGGGATTATGTAATCACTGTTGACGTAGCGCGGGGTGTCGGTATCGACTACTCCGCATTTGTTGTGGTTGATATTACTTCTTACCCACATAAGATTGTGGCAAAGTATAGGAACAATGAAGTAAAGCCAATGTTGTTCCCAAGCATCATATATGATGTCGCAAGAGCATACAACAACTCATGGGTATTGTGTGAGGTAAATGATATTGGAGATCAAGTTGCATCCATTCTTAATTTTGATTTGGAATATGAAAACGTTCTGATGTGTGCAATGCGCGGACGTGCAGGACAGATTGTAGGTCAAGGATTTTCTGGTACTAAGACACAGTTAGGTGTCAAGATGTCAAAGGCAGTGAAGAAGGTTGGTTGCTCAAATCTAAAAACATTGATTGAGGAAGATAAACTTTTCTTCAATGATTATGAAATCATCAGTGAGTTGACGACATTTATTCAAAAGCACAATTCCTTTGAGGCGGAAGAAGGATGTAATGATGACCTTGCAATGTGTTTGGTTATTTACTCTTGGTTAGTTGCTCAAGATTATTTTAAGGAACTAACAGATCAAGACGTTAGGCAACGTTTATATGATGAGCAGAAGAATCAACTAGAACAAGATATGGCACCTTTTGGATTTATTCTAGATGGTACAGAGGAAGACTCTTTTGTTGATGCCAATGGCGATAGATGGCACACAGATGAATATGGTGACATGGCACACATGTGGGAATATCGCTAAGAAGCTGCAAATTATAAATATTTTTAGATTATCAATCATGACACTTCTTAGGGAGACAAAAAAATGGTAACTAAGTTAGCTTCTCCAGGCGTATTAGTTCAGGAGAAAGATTTTACAAGAGGTGGGATTGATCCTTCATTCATTAACTTTGGCGCTATCGCAGGTGTTTTTGAGAAGGGTCCTATCGGTGTTCCTACACTGGTAACCACAGAATCTGAGCTTCTGGATATCTTCGGAAAACCAAATGATAGCAACTACGAGTATTGGTTCTCAGTTTCAAACTACTTAGAGTACGGCGGAATTGCTTACGTAATCAGAGTAGAAGACGCATCACAAAAGAACGCAGTAACCGATTCTCAAACAGCTGAACTAATCAGATCTTTTGAGCATTGGGAAGATACGGTTTCATCTGGAGCAGGAACTTATAAGTTTGCTTCTAGAACTGCAGGTACATTAGGAAATAGTCTTGGTGTTTCTGTTATTGACAGAGGTGCAGATCAACTATTAACGGTAACTGGAACTAGTTTGTCCTTTACTGTTGGAGATACTATTGAAGATCTTTTAGTGTTGGGTGTGGGCACCACCACTGGATTTGCTGATGGAAATTCTCTGTATGTCGGAACTCAGCAAATTGGTACAATTTCTAGTATTGATGAAGCAAGATCAGAACTGAGAGTATTCAGCAATGGTCAAACAGTTTCTGTTGGAGATGATCTCTCAACAGCATCTGGTGGAGCAGTTGTTGCAAGTGTCACTGCATCAACTCCAGTTTCTATGCAAGTATATTCTTGGGATGCTGCTAATAGCGTTCTTGGAGTTATCTCCAACGTATATCCTGCACTACCAGTTATTGCTGGTGACGAATTTATTGATGCTACGACTAATGTTGCAACGGTTTCCGCTGCTAATGACTGGTATGATTCTCAGGACGTATACACTGGACAAAAGTGGTACTCTATTGCTGGAAAACCAGGAACCTCACAATACGCTGCAGATAAGTATGCACGTTATGATGAGATGCACGTCGTTGTTTATGATAGAGACGGAAAAATTTCAGGAACACCTGGATCAATTTTAGAAACTTTCCTGAATGTTTCTAAGATCTCTGGAGCAAAAACTCCACAAGGAGAAAACAACTATTATGTAGATGCAATCAAGGCAAACTCTGATTACATTTACGCTAAGTCAACTACCTACACTGTAGTTGATTACTCTGCTGGAACTGGAAACGCAGATACAAATGGTGAGATCGGTTCTACCGATGAAGGAACATCTTCAGCAACTCTATCATATGATTTGATTGGAGCACAAGCATTTACTTTTGCTGGTGGTGCTGATGATCAATCACCTTCAGTTGGTGAAGTTCTGACAGCATATAATGAGTTTGAAGATACTGAAGAAATTGATATTGATTTTGTTATCCAAGGTCCAGCAGGAGGAAGCTTCCAAGATGCAGTCACCAAGGCAAAGGCTTTGATTGCACTTGTTGATGCTAGAAAAGATTGTATGGCATTTATCTCACCATACAGATCCGCAGTGGTAGGTATTTCAAATGCTACTACTCAATTAAATAATATTACATCATTCTTCAATCAGTTAGGAAGTTCTTCTTATACTGTATTTGATAGTGGTTACAAGTACATGTATGACCGCTTCAACGATGTATATCGTTACGTTCCTCTGAACGCAGACCTTGCTGGTCTGATGGTCAATACATCCAACGTTGCAGATCCTTGGTTCTCACCTGCTGGTCTGAACAGAGGAAATGTACGCAATGCTGTCAAACTTGCATTCAATCCTAAGAAGTCTCAAAGAGACACACTATATACTTCTAGAATCAACCCAGTTGCTTCTTTCCCTGGTGAAGGAACAGTTCTCTTTGGAGATAAGACTGCACTTTCAGTCAAGAGTGCATTTGATAGAATCAACGTTCGTAAATTGTTCTTGGTTGTTGAAAAGGCAATCGCAAGAGCAGCAAGAGCGCAACTCTTTGAATTCAACGACGTTGTAACTAGAACACTGTTTACTCAAATCGTGGATCCTTATCTCCGCGATGTTCAATCCAGAAGAGGAATCACTGATTATCTGGTTGTTTGTGATGAGTCAAATAACCCAGCATCGGTTGTTGACTCTAATGAATTTAGAGCAGATATCTATATCAAACCAGCACGTTCTATCAACTTTATTACTCTGACATTTGTTGCAACTAGAACGGGAGTTAGCTTCGATGAAGTTATCGCACTGAACCGAGGCGCTTGATAGTAATTCTCATAAATCATTCTAATTAACATCGGAGAAAAACAATGGCAGAAGTTACAAGAGGCGCGGCTAACGTCAATATCAATAAATTCAAAGAAAGATTGAGAGGTGGTGGCGCCAGACCAAACCTGTTTGAGGTTGTCCTAGATCTTCCTCAAGGTGTGGGCATTCAGTCCGCAGCAGAAGTTCAAAGAAGTGCAAGATTCCTTGTAAAGGCAGCAGCACTTCCTGCTTCTAACCTTGGTGTTGTTGAAGTTCCTTTTAGAGGTCGTCAGCTCAAAGTTGCTGGTGATAGAACCTTTGATACTTGGACTGTTACCGTCATCAATGATACGGACTTCAGAATTCGTTCCGCAATGGAGGCATGGTCCAACTCAATCAACAACAACTACACCAACATCGGTGTACAGGATCCAGCATCATATCAAAGTGATGCATTTGTTTATCAACTTGATAGACAAGAAAGAATCCTGAGAGGTTATAAGTTCTTTGGAATTTTCCCAACAAACGTTTCACAAATTGATCTTGCATTTGACACCAACGATACAATCGAAGAATTCACAGTTGAATTCCAGGTTCAGTGGTGGCAAGCAGAGAAGGGTGAACTTGGTGGAGAATCCGTTGGTGGTGCTAATTTCTGATCCTAAATAATAGGAGCAGAACTAGTTAAACCTTTTTGAGATGCCTGAACTATTTGGATATTCAATCAGGAGGGGGGACGGAGATAAGTCTAAAAAGATTTCTCCCGTTCCTCCTAATGAAGATGACGGCGTAGTATCTATAGCTGCTGGAGGGCACTATGGGTACTACGTCGATTTAGATGGCGGTGGAAAAAATGAGCATGAATTGCTCAGAAGATATCGTGAAATGGCATTACATCCTGAGGTAGATGGTGCTATTGAAGATATTGTTAACGAAGCAATCGTAAGTGATCTGTACGATAGTCCCGTACAGATTGAACTATCAAATCTTGATGCAAGTAATTCCGTCAAGAAACTTATCAGAGAAGAGTTTGAGCATATCAAGAAACTCCTCAACTTTGATAAAAAATGCCATGAAATGTTCCGTCGTTGGTATATTGACGGGAGAGTGTATTACCACAAAATTATCGATTTTGATGACCCCCAAAAGGGTATTACCGAAGTTAGATATATTGATCCACAGAAAATCAAACTGGTCAAAGAAGTATCTAAGAAAAAAGATCCTCTAGCAGCAACAGATGATATTGCAGCAAAATATGATTATGGCGCTACCATAGAGTATTTTATCTACAATAACAAGGGCATTAAAACCCAAACAAATTCATTTTCTACAACACCAAATCAGGGTGGTATCAAGATTGCAAAAGATGCAATCACATATATTCACTCTGGATTGCTAGATGCAAACAAGGGATCAATTCTTTCCTATCTGCATAAGGCAATCAAGGCAGTCAATCAACTAAGAATGATTGAAGATAGTCTTGTTATTTACAGACTATCACGCGCACCAGAGCGTAGAATTTTCTATATTGATGTTGGCAATCTGCCTAAGGTCAAGGCAGAACAATATCTGCGTGATGTCATGTCTCGCTATAGAAACAAACTAGTGTACGATTCTAACACTGGTGAGATTCGCGACGACAAAAAGCATATGTCTATGTTGGAAGATTTCTGGTTACCACGTAGAGAAGGTGGTCGTGGAACTGAAATCACAACCCTACCAGGTGGTCAGAATCTTGGTGAACTTTCCGATGTTCAATATTTCCAAAAGAAACTTTATCAAGCATTGAACGTTCCCACTTCCAGATTAGAAGCTGATGGTGGATTTAATCTTGGTCGTTCCTCAGAAATTCTGAGAGATGAGATCAAGTTTACTAAGTTCGTAGGAAGACTTCGCAAAAAATTTAGCGAAATCTTTATTGATATGCTCAAAACTCAACTTATTCTGAAAGGCATTACAAGCCCAGAAGAGTGGGAGGATATGAAGGAGTATATCCAATTTGATTATCTATATGATAATCACTTTGCAGAACTGAAAGAAGCGGAAATTCTTCAAGAAAGAATTAATCTTGCCGCTGCTGCTGATCCATATGTTGGTAAGTATTTCTCAGTTGAATATATTCGCTCTAAAGTTCTTCGTCAAACTGACTCAGAAATGGTAGAGATGGATAAGCAAATTGAAAAAGAGAAAGAAGCAGGAATCATTCCACCTTCTGAAGAAGAGATGATGGCAATGCAAGGTGGTGAAGATCCAGCATTAGGAGATGTTCCACAAGATCCAGACATCAATGCTTCCGCAGTAGAACCACCTGAGGGTCAGGGTCTTATCTGATAAATATAAATAATACTGAATTATCATTATTACAATGGATGAATTAATGAATGCCATTTACGATGAGAATCGTGCCAAGGCAGTTGATCATATTAAATCAATGATGTCTGACAAAGCATTCGACCAAATCGATGCACAGAGAGAAACTATCGCTAAACAAGTTTTTGGTGCTGTAGTTGGTGCTGATGCGGAAGAAGAGGTTGAAGTAGAGTCGGACGATTCTGATGATGAAGAAAACACCGAGGAACTAGACCAACCCGAAGAGGAACAAACTGATGAAACTGATAACGGAGACTATTGAAGAGGTAGAGGTTATTACGGAAGAGAGTGAGGGTGGAAAGAAATCACACTATATTCAGGGTGTGTTTCTCCAGTCTGACATCAAGAACCGTAATGGTCGCATGTATCCCTTCGATACCTTACATAAAGAAGTAAAAAATTATAACGAAAAGTATATCAATACTAATCGTGCTCTTGGAGAACTTGGTCATCCTGATGGACCTACGGTAAATCTAGATCGTGTTTCACATAAGATTGTAAGTCTTGTTCCTGAAGGCAAAAATTTTATGGGAAGGGCAAAACTCCTTGAGACTCCTATGGGCAATATTGCCAAGAACCTTCTCAATGAAGGGGTAAAATTAGGAGTTTCTTCTAGAGGCATGGGTACTCTAAGAAGAGAAAATGGTTATTCAGTTGTTGGTGAGGATTTTATGCTCGCCACTGCAGCAGATATCGTTGCTGATCCTTCCGCTCCCGATGCTTTCGTTGAAGGTATTATGGAAGGAAAAGAATGGGTCTGGGAAAATGGCATTCTAAAAGAGTGTCAGATTCAAGAAATCAAAAACGAGATTGATCACGCAACACTTATCAATCTACAAGAGCGGAAAGTTGCCGCGTTTGAAAAGTTTTTGAAAACATTATAATTTATAAATAAGTATAGAAATACATCTTTGCCAATTTAAGGAGTCTTTCAAAAATGTCTGAACAGGTTATTGACAATCTACAGGAAATGGAATCACCTAAACAAGTAAAGGACAAGGTTAATGCTTCCGCAAAACCTGCCGAGTCCATGCAAAAAATGGCTGATCCTGGTACACAACTAGGTGCGGTCCAAGATCTTGGTGGTCCCACTCCTCAAAACTACAAGTCTACTGATGACTCTTCCAAGTTGAAGAGTGCTGGTGGATCACAATCCAAGACTGCCGTTAACGCCAAGGCAGGTAAAGCAGAAGGTATGCCAACTGCTAACAAGAAAGGAATGTCATACGAGGAAGTTGATTTCTCTGATGATGTTGACGCACTTGTTGGTTCTGAAGAACTCTCAGAAGATTTCAGAAATAAAGCAAAGGTTATCTTTGAAGCAGCACTTACTTCAAAAGTTCGTGCAATTCAAGAAGAACTAGAAGAGCATTATGCTGCTAAGTTTGAAGAAGAGCTAGCAGAAGCAAAAGCAGAACTAGCAGAAAAAGTTGACGCCACCCTACAGTATGCTGTAGAAGAGTGGGCAGAAGAAAACGCACTGGCTATCGAGTCAGGTATCAAGTCTGAAGTCGCTGAGTCCTTCATGGAAGGTCTCAAGGGACTTTTTGAAGAACATTATGTAACCATCCCTGAAGATAAATATGATGCATTTGATATTATGGTAGAAAAACTTGATGAGATGGAAGGAAAACTCAACGAGCAAATCGACAAGAATATCACCCTGAATAATAGACTGGGAGATCTTGTTGCAGAGTCTATCGTCAATGACGTAGCTCGCGGACTTACCGAAACGCAGAAAGATAAACTCTTTGGTCTTGCAGAAGGTGTTGAGTTTGATAGTGAAGAAACCTACCGTGGAAAGATTGAATCGTTGAAGGAGTCATACTTCAGATCTGAAGTACCTGAGGTTCAGTCAGAGGAACAAGAAATGATCTCGGAGGAAGTTGAAGTATCTACGCAGATGGACCGTTACCTTCGCGCAGTTTCACGTTTCCAGAAATAATTATTACTAAATAATTTTTAGTTCAATCCCTTACAACATCTACAAGACTAGGAGAAAAACCAATGTTCATGTCAGAACAGCTGCAAGAGAAGTGGTCACCACTCCTCAAGCATGAAGAACTACCAGAAATCAAAGATTCTCACAGACGTGCAGTTACTGCCGTTCTTCTTGAGAACCAAGAGAAATTCCTCCGTGAGCAGCAAATGCTTACCGAGGCACCTACTAACGTAACCGACCCTTCAGGTTCAGTCAGAACTTTTGATCCTGTTCTGATCTCCCTGATCCGTCGTTCAATGCCTAACCTGATCGCTTATGATATTGCAAGCGTTCAGCCAATGTCAGGTCCTACTGGACTGATCTTCGCAATGCGTTCACGTTACGCTACTCCAGACGGCGCTGAGGCACTGTTCAATGAGCCTAACGCTGGTTATTCAGGTGGCGGTGCTGCTGGTTACGACGTAACCGCAACTTCCTCTGCTAACAACGACGCTGAAGGTTCAAACCCTGCTGTTCTTAATGACACAGGCACCTACGAACTGACTGGTGATGCACAAGGCATGACCACCTCACAGTCAGAAGCACTGGGTGATGGTGCTGGCACCAACTTCCGCGAGATGGCATTCAGCATCGAGAAGGTTGCTGTTACCGCTCGTTCACGTGCTCTGAAAGCTGAGTACTCACTTGAGCTTGCTCAGGATCTTCGCGCTATCCATGGTCTCGATGCTGAGGCTGAGTTGGCAAACATTCTGTCAACTGAGATCCTCGCTGAGATCAACCGCGAAGTTCTTCGTTCAGTATACCTGACTGCAGAAGCAGGTGCTCAGAACAACGTTGCTTCCACTGGAACATTTGACCTCGACGTTGACTCCAACGGTCGTTGGTCGGTTGAGAAGTTCAAAGGACTTCTGTTCCAAGTTGAAAGAGAAGCTAACGCTATCGCACAAAGAACTCGTAGAGGAAAGGGCAACATCATCGTCTGCTCCGCTGACGTTGCATCTGCTCTAACCATGGCAGGCGTTCTGGACTACACTCCAGCACTTAATGCTAACCTCAACGTTGATGACACTGGCAGCACCTTCGCTGGCACCATCAACGGTAAGTTCAAGGTCTACATCGACCCATATTCGGCAAACCTCTCCGACGATCAGTACTTCGTCGTCGGTTACAAGGGATCCAACCCTTATGACGCAGGTCTCTTCTACTGCCCATACGTTCCTCTCCAGATGGTTCGTGCAGTTGGCGAAGACACCTTCCAGCCCAAGATTGGCTTCAAGACTCGTTACGGTATGCAGGCAAACCCATTTGCAACTGGTGCTGTCAACGATGCTACTCAGCCAACCGCAGGTATCGGTGCTGCAAATGCAAACCGCTACTATCGTCGCGTCCGCGTCACCAACCTCATGTGATTCATTCACAACTCAATCAAGAGGGTCTTCGGACCCTCTTTTTTTATGCCCATAAATAATAGAAAATAGTTATCGCTATGGTAAATCCTATTCAGAATAGGAATCTTCTTTCGCCTACAGGGTTTAATTTTATTATTTTGAAGGCAAGAGAAATTGATTTCTTTTCTCAAGCTGCATCAATTCCACAAATCTCCATGAATAGTGCTACTCAGGCAACCAGTCTGAGAAACGTTCCAGTGCCTGGAGATGAATTGTATTATGGTGATTTCACCCTACGCTTCATGGTGGATGAAGATATGACAAACTATATTGCGGTCCATAATTGGATTCGCGCATTAGGGTTTCCTGTCAATCGCGATGAATATGATTTTGAAGAGAAGGATTCTCTTTACCAAAAATCAAAATACTATTCAAACGTAGTTTCTAATTTGAGACTCAGAGAAGGTATGTCTTTAGATATGAACTTTGAAACATCTGATGCTTCTCTACAAATTTTGAATAGCAGTTATAATGTTGCTAGAACTGTCACTTTCTATGACTTGTTCCCCGTCAGTTTGTCCACTCTAGAATTCAGAGCAGATGATCCTGATGTACAATACCTCAGTGCTGACGCATCCTTCAAATACCTTTATTACGACATTAAATGAATCTTGAAACTTTGCAATCCAAATGGGAGAAGGATTGCATTCTTGGTGACGAACTCAGCGATGAGTCAAAAAGAATTCCTTCTCTACACTGTGAATATATAAAACTCTATAACGAATTCAATCTTCTCAAGAAAAAATCTGAGTGGGATCTAAAGAAAGTAAGAAGAGAACGCTGGGAATACTATACAGGTAAAGCAGACCCAGAAGTATACACTGAGGAACCTTTTGATTTCAAGGTTCTCAAAAGTGATATAGATAGATATATAGATTCTGACGAGAAGATACAAAAGGCACAACTTAAATTTGAATATTATCAGCAGATTAGTTTCTTTCTAGAATCGGTTCTAACTCAAATCCGAGATAGACAATGGCAGATAAGAAACGCGATTGAATTTCAGAAACTTACATTGGGATACGGATGAGCGAATTAGTTATTTCTAAAAAGAATGAAGTATATCTACGAATAGAATGCGACCCACACATCAAATACGAACTATCTGATCACTTCACTTTTGATGTGCCAGAAGCAGTGTTCATGCCATCCTATAGAAACAAACATTGGGATGGCAAGATCAGACTATTCTCTCCACATACAGGAGAGATCTATTGTGGTTTGTTAGATAGAGTCATCACATGGTGTAGTGAAATGAACTACAACATGAAGTTTGAATCTAACAAATACTATGGAGAAGCTTTAGAGTCAAACGAACTAATTACAGAACGTGGTGTAAAGGGATTCATGGAATCTATTACCCAGTTCACTCCAAGAGATTATCAAGTCAAAGCAGTATATCAGGCGCTCAAAAATAATAGAAAATTAATTATCTCACCTACCGCATCAGGTAAGTCGATGATGATTTATTCTTTGGTGAGATACTATGAATCAACAGGACAAAGAATTCTTATCATTGTTCCAACCACCAGCCTTGTGGAACAAATGTATAAAGATTTTATTGATTATGGATGGGATGCAGAGTCTTATTGCCACAAAATATATGCGGGACGGACAAAACAAACCGATCACCCCGTTACCATCACTACCTGGCAAAGCGTATATAAACTCCCTAAAACATTTTTTGAAAATTTCACAGCAGTTATAGGAGATGAAGCGCACCAGTTCAAAGCAAAGTCTTTGACAACTCTCCTAACAAAATGCCATAACGCAAAATATCGTGTTGGATTTACTGGTTCATTAGATGGCACACAAACTCACAAGTGGGTATTAGAAGGACTGTTTGGTCCTACACAAAAAATTATCAATACAGAAGAACTGATCAATCAAGGATATCTCTCTCGTTTCAATATCAAAGTTCTGATCTTGAATCATGAAGGTCAGAAGTTTGACACGTATGAAGATGAAATACAATATCTAATTGGTCATGAACGCCGCAATAATTTTATAAAAAATCTAGCATTAGATCTGAAAGGCAATACCCTAATTCTTTATAGTAGGGTTTCTACCCATGGACAGGTTATTTATGATCTACTAAATAATAGTGTAAAAGATAAAAGACAAGTCTTCTTTATTCATGGTGGTGTGGATGTAGATGATAGAGAGTCCGTAAGAAGGATTACTGAATCCGAAAATAACGCAATCATTGTTGCATCTTATGGAACATTTTCTACAGGTATTAATATCAAAAATCTACACAATGTAATTTTTGCAAGTCCATCTAAGAGTAGAATTAGAAATTTACAATCTATTGGTAGAGTTCTAAGAAAAGGTCAAAACAAAGATCTTGCTACTCTGTATGATGTATCTGATGATATCTCATACAAAGGAAAGAAAAATTATACTCTGAATCATTTGGTAGAAAGAATCAAAATTTATAATGAAGAAAACTTTGAATATAAAATTATTACTGTAGATTTCAAGTAAAGCATGGAAGATTTTTACGCATCAATAAAACTAATTACTGGTGAAGAGATTTTAGCACAAGTTCTTCATGATAAGGATGATGACGTATTGATCATTTGTAATGCTGTTGAGATTGAAGAAATGAATGTATCACCTTCTCCAGGTGTATTTCAATGTATGATTACCCCACATATGTGGATGAAATTCTCTGGTGAAGATTCATTTATTATTAAAAAAGATCATATACTTACTATTACTGAGTTATCTGGTAATGCATTAGACTTCTATAAGAAGTGTTTAGATAAAGCAATGCATCCCTCTAGTAACCCAATGATTGATAATAGAGTAGATGCAGAAGATCAAAGAGGATATGTCTCTAGTGTAGATGATGCTAGACAATTCTTTGAATATCTCTATAGATCTTAAAGCTAGTTCTCTTGAACCTCCACAAGGTTATTATACAGATATTGAGTACCCTTGTCAAGTGTTGACACATATGCTATTATATGAACACAAAAGAATAAACTGTAATGGCAGCAAAATCAGAACACTATGTAAATAATAAAGAATTCTTAGAGGCTCTGGTCCAGTACAGGGAATCGGTAAAGCGTGCTGCAAATGCAGGTAAACCTAAACCCAGAATCTCAAACTACATCGGTGAGTGTTTTCTGAAAATTGCAAATCATCTTTCATATAGACCAAACTTTGTTAACTATATGTTCAAAGATGATATGATTTGTGATGGAGTAGAAAATTGCGTTCAGTATGTAGATAACTTTGATCCAGAAAAATCTAAGAATCCTTTCGCATACTTCACTCAAATCATTTATTACGCCTTTCTCAGACGTATTCAAAGAGAGAAGAAGCAACTAGAAATTAAAAATAAAATTATCGAGCGGTCGGGATATGATGAAGTCTTTACTGCAATGTCAGAAGATGGCACCAGTATTGATGTATCTCAGATGAATAGCATCAAGGAAAATGTTGAGGCAAGAATGAATCGATGAAAGTTGCAATTATTACTGACCAGCACTTCGGTATGAGAAAGGGAAGTCAAATCTTCCATGAGTTTATCGGTAAGTTTTATCAAAATGTTTTCTTCCCTACACTAGACAAGTACGGTATTGACACTGTTCTTGACTTAGGAGATACATTTGATAATCGTCGTAATATTGACTTCTGGTCTTTGAAGTGGGCACAGGAAGAATACTACGATAAGTTAGAGCAACGTGGTGTTCATGTGTATACTGTTGTTGGTAATCATACTGCATTCTATAAGAATACAAATGACATCAACACTGTAGATCTTCTTCTGCAGCAGTATGGCAATGTTACTCCTATCTCTGAGTGTAAAGAGATTGAAGTACATGGTCTTCCTATCTTGTTTATTCCTTGGATCAACCAAGAAAACGAGCAGCATACTTTGGAACAGATACAAAATACAAATGCATCTGTTGCTATGGGACATCTAGAACTTGCTGGATTTGAAGCACATCCTGGTTACTTTCATGCTAAAGGTGAAGACCCAATGTTCTTCTCTAAATTCAAGCGTGTCTTCTCTGGTCACTATCATACCAAGAGTAGTAAAGGCAACGTCACATATCTAGGTAATCCTTATCAGATTTATTGGAATGATTGTGATGATCGTAGAGGTTTTCATATCTTCGATACTGAGACTTTGAAATTAACCTATGTGGAAAATCCATATAAGATGTTCAAGAAGTTCTACTATAATGATCAAAAGGCAGAACACTCAGATGAACAGATCGAAGATTGTAAAGATAAGTTTATCAAAGTTATTGTAGAGAAGAAGACGGACTTCTATGCATTTGATAGATTTATCGATAAGATTCATAAAGTCGGTGTTCATGATTTGAAAGTCGTAGAGAATTATGATCTAACAAATGATAATGATGATGAAATCGAAGTCGAAGATACTCTTACAACGTTAGAAAAATATGTTTATGAACTGGAGCAAGATCATCTTGACAAACAATCTATTATAGATATTATCAAAGGATTATACGTAGAAGCATCAGAGATCTAGTATGTTTGTTCTAACTCTAAATGGCAATGGTGATGGTGCTTATGCTGCTACTAATTTAGATGGCAGTAAAGCATTGCAACTCTTTGTTGACAAAGATGACGCTATACGGTATGCTGGTCTACTGGAGGCAGATGACCATCCAGAGTTGATTGTAAAGGAGATTGATGATGATCTTGTGATCAAAACTTGTGAAAGTTTGGGGCACAAGTATTGTATTGTTACTCCAGATGAATTTGTAGTTCCCCCATTTGACAATGATTCTTTTTAAGACAATTAGATGGAAGAATTTTCTATCTACTGGTAATACTTTTACCGAAGTATCTTTGAATAGTTCTCCTTCCACATTGATTGTCGGATCAAATGGTGCAGGTAAATCTACAATCTTAGATGCACTTACGTTTGGTTTATTCAATAAACCTTTTCGCAAAATTAATAAACCACAACTAGTCAATTCATCTAACGATAAAGAATGTTTAGTTGAAATTGAATTTAGTATTGGTAAGAAAGAATACTTGATTCGTAGGGGGATCAAACCAACCGTATTTGAGATCCATGTCAATGGCAATATGCTGGATCAAAATGCATCTGCTGCAGATCAACAAAAGCATCTTGAACAGAATATTCTCAAACTTAACTTCAAGTCTTTTACTCAGATTGTAATTCTGGGTAGCAGTACTTTCGTTCCTTTCATGCAATTGCCTGCTGCAGGGCGTAGAGAAGTTATTGAGGACATCTTGGATATCAAGATTTTCTCTACGATGAATCTTCTGGTCAAAGAGAAGATCAAAATCTTTTCTGACGAAATCAAAGATCTAAAAAATAACGCAGAGTTAGTACAAGAGAAGATTGATATTCAGGATAGATTTGTTACTGATCTTCAGGAACAATCCCAGTCTAGGGTAACTCAAAAGAAATCTGAGATCGATAACCTTCTGACAAAGATTGTTTCTATTGATAATCAAGTCGAAGCGTGTATGTCATTTATCACTGGTCTAAAGGATACCAGTGAAGATCCAGCAAAGTTTGAAACTAAACAAACTAAACTGCATAAGCTCCATCACAAGATGGATGCAAAGCAGAAGACTCTTTCTAAAGAAATAGAGTTTTATGACAAGCATGATGATTGTCCTACTTGCAGTCAACCGATTGGTGAAGATCTGAAAAAGAGTAAGATCAAAGATAATCTAAAATTGCTTGACGAAATTGATCTTGCTATGTCAACCATGGAGAATGAGATCGATAGTTTGTCCACCAAACTGAATGACATCAAAGAAGTTCAGAATAAAATCTATGAGTCAACCTTTGAACTCAAGCGTCTGAACAACTCCAAAGAAAATGTTCAGGAACAGATTGATTATATCAATAACGAAATCAATCGTATTCAGAACAATAATAATAATATCGAGAGAGAGAAAGAGAAGAAGCAAGAGTTCGTCGGTCAGAAAAAATTCATCGACAAGATGATTGCCGAGATGAAGATGAAAAAGGATGAGCATGATGTTGTTCATTTTCTCCTCAAGGACAGTGGAGTCAAGACCAGAATCATCAAAAAGTATCTTCCCCTGATGAACAAGTTGATTCGTCAGTACCTTCAAGAACTTGATTTTGGTATTAATTTTTCTCTTGATGAAGAGTTCAATGAGACAATCAAGTCTCCTATTCACGATCAGTTCTCATATGCATCCTTCTCTGAAGGAGAAAAAATGAGAATTGATCTAGCACTACTATTCACTTGGAGAGAAGTTGCTAGAGTCAAGAACTCTGTCAATACTAATCTTTTGATTCTCGATGAAATTTTTGATAGTTCTCTAGATGTTTCTGGTACAGATGACTTCCTAAAAATTATTAGGTTTGCTGTTCATGATGCAAACATCTTTGTCATCTCACATAAAGGAGATATCTTACAAGATAAGTTTGCAGATACCATTCAGTTTGAGAAAGTCAAAAACTTTAGCAAGAAGTGCCAGTTGAACTAGTGGCACACGACCACCTCTTCGGGGGTGGTTTTCTTGTATGATGAGTTCATCCGAGAGAGAGAACCATGCCAGTCAACTATGAAATCAAAGGAACTGTTGCCCGCCTGCTTGCTACGGAAAACCTGATCGTTGAGAACCGTCGTGTCGGAACAGCATCATTCAATGTCCACACCCGTGTCCTGACACTGCCAATGTGGGAACGCGCTAATAATAATGTTTATGATCTGCTTGTTGCTCATGAAGTGGGTCACGCTCTCTTCACCCCAGATAAAGAATGGAATCTTCAGATTCCCAAAGATTATCTAAACATCACAGAGGACGCTCGAATTGAGAAACTGATGAAGCGCCGTTTCAATGGGCTTTATAAAACTTTCGTGCATGGGTATGAGTATCTTGCTGAGACTGACTTCTTTGAATTGGATGGAACTGATGTTAATAAAATGTCCTTCGCTGATCGTGTGAATCTACATTTCAAGATTGGTAAATTTATTGATATTGAGTTTACTGATCATGAGAAAGAAGTCGTTGATATGGTAGAAGCATCTGAGACTTTTGATGATGCTATCGCTGCAGCAGTGGCAATGTATGAACTTGCTAAGCAAAAAGTAGAGCAGCAACAAAAACTTGAAGAAGACTTGGATGCACCTCAATCCCCTGGTTCTGCTAGCGGTGAAGGTTCACAACAGGGACAATCTGAAGAACAAGGTGAGGGTGAAAGTGAAGAATCTAGTGGCGAACAATCTGTGCAACAATCAGGTGGTTCTGGTGGTGGAGAGGAAAGTGTCGTTACTGATGAATTGTTTTCTGAAAAGGTTGAAGAACTGAATCGTGAAGACAATATGCATTTTGGTGAGAACCAGTATGTTGATTATCCCAACATGAAAGAAAGTGAACTTGTTGTTTCTAATGAGTATCTTCGCAATACAATGAACGATTTCTGGTCAGTGTTCCAGGGAGATGAGTTTACCCATGTTGATTCTTCTCTGAAGATGTTCATGAAAAATTCTGCTAAAGAAGTCAACTATCTGGTCAAAGAGTTTGAATGCCGTAAGGCAGCAGACGCATACTCTCGCTCTACAGTTTCTCGTACAGGTGTTCTTGATACTGGTAAACTTCATACGTACAAATATAATGATGATGTATTCAAAAAACTGAATATCATCCCTGAGGGTAAGAATCATGGTCTTGTATTTGTGCTGGACTGGTCTGGATCTATGTCTAATGTAATCGAAGATACTGTCAAGCAACTTATTAATCTCATTGTTTTCTGTCGTAAAGTTAGTATCCCTTTTGAGGTTTATGCATTTACTAACAACTGGTTAGATACTAATGATTGTAATGATCTTGATCTCTATGTACAGCACTTGAAAAAATTCAAGTCTAATCAGTTGTTCCTTGATCCCCGATTCCGTATGCTCAACTTTGTGAGCAGCAAATCAAAGAACAGGGAAATTGATGAGAGTATTCGTAATCTGTTTCGTCTTGCTCACAGTTTCCGTAATTATGTTCAGTATACTTGTCCCCCAAATCTGGGTCTCAGTGGTACTCCTCTGTGCGATGCTGTAGTTGCTCTGAATACTATTGTTCCTAACTTTCAAAAACGTAACGCTATCCAGAAAACTAATGTGATTATTCTTACCGATGGTGATACTGCACCTATTCGAACCACAGTTGAGTCTGAAAGGTTTGGTATTGGTACAGCACACGTTGGATACAATACTTATCTTCGGTGCCGTAAGACTGGAGAAACCAAGCAGATGGGACATTGGTTCAAGCAGTTGACCATCTTGCTTGACAACTTCAAAAAGTCTCATCCCAATATTAATTTGATTGGTATTCGTCTGGTTGATCGTGGTGAGTGGCAACGGTTCTCTAACATCTGGATTACACAGGATGAAGAAAAGATTCGAGCACAGTGGAAGAAAGATCGAACCGCTACAATCAGGGGAACTTCTTTTGATGCTTTCTTTGCTATGGCTTGTCAAACTCTCAATAATGATGTAGAATTTGAGGTGGAGGAAGATGCTACGAAAGCACAGATTCGTAAAGCATTCAAGAAATCTCTGCAAAGTAAAGCACTCAACAAAAAAATTCTTTCTGACTTTATAGATCTGGTTGCATGAATAAAAATACTATTGATACTATTGACTGTATTGAGTTTCTAAAGACACTTCCAGATGAGTCGGTGGATCTTGTACTCACAGATCCACCATATTTTATTGGATTTGATGGTGGTAAAGGGTGGGACTCTCAGTGGGATAGTGAACTTGAATATCTTCATTGGTGTGAAGATTGGACCAAAGAATGTGTTCGTGTTCTCAAACCAAACAGAATGTTAATTGTTTGGGGAACTTTGAAGACAGAAACATTCTTACGATATAAGTTGGAAACAACTAGTACACATTACAAAACACTTGCCCCACAGAATGAGATCATTTGGTCTTATAACTGGGGTGGACGTTCTAAAAAAAACTTTGCAAGAAAACATGAGTATGCATGGTGCTGGTCCAAAGGTCAAGATTTCCTATTCAACGATAAGGATATACGGATCGAACGCAAGGTTAAGAAGAACCTACGCACTGGAAAGGAACATACGGAAGGCACTATCCCCACTTGCATTTGGGAAAAGAACAATCACACAACTTCTAAAGACTTTGTGGGTTGGCATCCAACTACCAAGAACTTGGACATCCTTGAGCGTATCATTAGGGCGTACACTAATCCTGATGATCTGGTGCTGGATTGTTTTATGGGCAGCGCAAGTACAGCAGTTGCTTCCGTGAATTGTGGTCGATCTTATATTGGTACTGAGATTGATTCTGAGTATCATGAAAAGGCATTGGAAAGAATCTCTCAAGCAAATCCCCTTAGTGCCCTATATACTGTGTAGTGTGCCAGTTCTGTAACTGTCCATAATCTGTTTCTTGGGTGCTGGTTCCGTGTATAATATATGCATACAACACAAGGGACCATGCCTCGCCAGTCTAACGAACAACTGATCAGCACCATCCGTGACCTTTATGGCACCAGCGTTTCTACTGGTGACATCAAAGGTTATTGTGCTATGAATAATGTTTCTTATCCTACTGTTACTCGTCACCTTGAGCAGTTCAAGGTTGGTCGTGGCAAGTGGGATCTGACTATTCAGGAACTGGAACAAAGTATTTCTACAACTCCTGCACTTTCTGAGAAGCAAAGTTTGATCCCTGTCAAAGATGATACCTTTGTACAGTTCGGTAACTTCAAAGATGTGAAGAAGATCATTCAGTCTCGCATCTTTTATCCGACTTTTATCACTGGTCTCTCTGGTAACGGTAAGACCTTTGGTATCGAACAGGCATGTGCTCAACTAAATAGGGAGTTGATTCGCGTAAACATTACAATTGAAACCGACGAGGATGATCTTATTGGTGGGTTCCGTTTGGTTGACGGCAACACTGTTTGGCATAATGGTCCAGTCATCGAAGCTCTGGAACGTGGAGCTGTACTTCTTCTAGATGAGGTTGATCTTGCCTCTAACAAGATCCTGTGTCTCCAATCTATTCTTGAGGGTAAGGGTGTATTCCTAAAGAAGATTGGTAGGTACGTACAACCTGCTGCTGGTTTCAACGTCATCGCTACTGCCAACACCAAGGGCAAGGGTAGCGATGATGGTCGCTTCATCGGCACCAACGTTCTTAATGAAGCATTCCTTGAGCGTTTCTGTGTCACTTTTGAGCAGGAGTATCCTACTGCCACTATCGAATCTAAGATTCTTATGAAGGTTGCTGAGACTCTTGGCGTCTCTGATGACAAGTTCATGCTGCACCTTTGTGACTGGGCAGACATCATTCGCAAGACTTTCTATGATGGTGGTGTTGATGAGGTTATCTCCACTCGTCGCCTGGTCCACATTATCCGTGCCTACAGCATTTTCGGTGACAAGGTGAAGGCAATTCAAATCTGTCTCAATCGCTTTGATCTTGAAACTAAGCAATCTTTTATGGAACTGTACGACAAGGTAGACGCTGACGTTGACATTCAGGAGCAAATCTGATACTATGACTAATGCTTGGGCACTCTTACACGATGAAATGAACATGGACGAAAACATCAACGAAATTGAACTTAATCTTGACCCACTTACAACTAATGGATTTTGGAAGTACCAAGAAGATTTGACTATGAAAGAGATCCGAGAGTATCTCTCGGGAACATATCGTCAACACTACACTTCTCCAGACTCTAAAACTCAGACGCTGGATTTGATTGAAAGTATTGGTGATGCAGAACCATTCTGCCGCTCTAATGCAATCAAATACTTGTCTCGCTTCGGCAAGAAAGGAGGCAAGTCTAAGATGGATATCCTAAAGGCAATCCACTACTGCGTCCTCCTCTACCATTTTGCTGGTCTTCATAATGAAACTAAGGGAACCTATGAAACTTTCTGAGAAAACACTTTCTGTCCTTAAAAACTTCTCGTCCATCAACCAGTCTATCTTTATCAAGAGTGGAGATAAACTGCGTACAATCAGTCTGATGAAGAACATCCTTGCTGAGGCAACTGTGCCCGAGGATTTTCCTAAAGACTTTGGTATTTACGATCTCAGTCAGTTCCTTGTTGGTCTGACTCTGCATGACAATCCTGTCCTTGATTTCACCAACGATTCTTTCGTTTATATTAAAGACGGTTCTTCTAGTCGCGTGAAGTACTTCTTCTCCGACCCTGCAGTTATTGTACAACCACCTGATCGAGCACTCAGTCTGCCTTCTACTGAGGTCTCATTCAAAGTTGATTCTTCTGAACTTTCCAAACTTCTGAAAGCATCTGCTGTATATCAACTTCCCGATTTGTCTGTCGTTGGTGAGTCTGATAAGATCTATCTGAAGGTACGTGATAAAAAGAATGATACCTCCAATGAATATTCTATTCCTGTAGGTGACACTGAGAATGAGTTTACTTTCAACTTTAAGGTTGAGAACATCCGCATCATTCCTGGTACTTACAATGTAGAAATTTCAAAGCAAGGTCTTTCTAAGTTTACTAATACTGAGCTTGATCTCAAGTATTATATTGCACTTGAACCTGATTCTGAATATCGTTCCTGATGAGATGGACTCTTAAAGTAGATGAAGATGGTGTACTTACATTTCCTAAGGATCTTCTAGAAGTTACTGGATGGGTTGAGGGTGATGTGTTAGAATGGTCAGACACCAAAGATGGTTCTTTTACTCTGAAAAAGATTGAATATGATTCGTAATGAATTTCTTTGGGTTGAGAAGTATCGACCCAATAAAATTGAAGATTGCATTCTAGATCCAGGTATCAAAAATACTTTTCTAGAATTTGCACAGAAGGGAGAGATCCCTAATCTCTTGCTTTCTGGTCCTGCTGGTGTTGGCAAGACCACGGTTGCTAAAGCACTTTGTAATGAACTTGGAGCAGATTACTATGTCATCAACGGATCCGACGAGGGTAGATTCCTCGATACTGTCAGAAACAATGCGAAGAACTTCGCTTCGACCCTCTCACTTACATCGTCTGCTAAACACAAAGTCATCATCATTGATGAGGCAGATAACACGACCCACGACGTACAACTCCTCCTACGGGCTTCTATTGAGGAGTTTGCTGGAAACTGCAGATTCATCTTCACCTGCAATTACAAAAATAAAATCATTGAACCCCTGCACTCGCGATGTGCCGTTATTGATTTTGGACTACCAGCATCAAAGCGACCAGCAATCGCCCAAAAATTCTTCAACCGTCTCAGGACTGTACTTGAGACAGAGAATGTTGAATATGATCAAAAAGTTCTTGTAGAACTAATTAATAAACATTTCCCTGACTGGCGTCGTGTTCTGAATGAGTGCCAACGATATGCAGTCAGTGGAAAGATTGATACTGGCATTCTCACTACATTCTCTGACGTTAGCACCAATGATCTTATCAAGAATCTCAAAGATAAAAACTTCCCTGAGGTACGAAAGTGGGTCGTTAATAACTTGGACAATGATCCTGGTGTTCTTCTTCGGCGTGTGTATGACGCTCTTTACCAAGCCCTTACAGGTCCTTCTATTGCTGCCGCTGTTCTTGTTATTGCTAAGTACCAGTATCAAGTCGCTTTTGTTGCAGATCAAGAAATAAATATGCTTGCCTGTCTGACAGAAATTATGGTGGAGTGTGAATTCAAATGACGAATAAGACTACACCCGAGAATGTAAAAGAGGCACATGAAGCACTATTTCATGCTACAATGAACCTCCCCGCTGCAGCAGAACACTGTGGTATGACACAGAAGGAAATGAAAATGACCTTCTGGGAATATTTGAAGTATAACCATCCCGATTATGAAATCCCTAAAAACACCTTTGAGATATCCAGGGGGCAAGAGTAAAGCCCTCAACAAACTTTTTCAGTTCTTTCCTGATCTGAGTAAGTACAGCAACTATTCTGAACCCTTTATTGGTGGTGGTTCAGTTGCTCTTGAAGTGACAAAGAGATATCCTGATATCAACGTACAGGTCTCTGATAAGTATCAACCACTTATTAATTTTTGGGTTGCCCTTCAAAAATATCCAGAGGAGTTGACCAACCTTCTTCTCAATTATAAGCACGATTATAATACACCAGATAAAGCAAAAGAATTATTTGATGATTGTAAAGACCGTCTTTATGACGATGATTCTACCTATGGGCAGAGAGCAGCTGCTTTCTATGTTTTGAATAAGTGTAGTTTTTCTGGTCTTACGGAATCATCTTCATTCAGCAAGCAAGCATCTGAAAGTAATTTCTCTCAAAGGGGTATCGAAAAACTTCCTGAGTATTCCAAACTAATTAAAAATTGGACTATCTTACCCTGGGAGTATGAGAAGGTGCTTAGAGGTACAGAAAATAATCCAATCAATTTGAATGAAAGTACCTTTATCTATCTTGATCCTCCATACGATATCAAAGATAATCTCTATGGGAAGAACGGTGGTATGCACAAGTCATTTGATCATGATCACTTTTCTAATCTAATTCAAAATATTCCTTATGATACTTTGATTAGTTACAATGCAGATCAACTTGTGAAAGATAGATTCAAAAACTGGCAAAGTGCTGAGTTTGATCATACTTATACGATGCGATCGGTTGGTGATTAAATGAAAGATCAACATGCACGGAAAGAATTAGTTCTCTTCAACTATCAAACTGAGGAACAAAAGAGAAAGGAAATGGAAATGATTTCTGCAGGAAGTAATGTTACTTTCCTATGAAATGTGAAGTTAGTCTCTATGTTGCGGGCAAAGTCTTCAAAGAAGAAGTGTATGCCCGCGATTATCAAGAAGCCCGCCAGGTTGCTTTAGCTCGTAATCCTAATGCAAAAGTTATTGGTGTCACCGCTAAATTATGAAACCAGAATTGAAAGATTGGATGAATTCAATCTGCCACACCAAAGAAGATTTGTCTGAAAGCATTTCTTCTTATCCTCCATACATCATCAATCGATGCCTCTCTGGACATCTTGACTGTATTCTTTTTGCAAACGAAATGAATATACATTCTGAGTTACCTAAAGATATGCAGTATTCTTTCTATATAAATAGTCTCAGAAAAAGGAAGAGGTTCTCTCCCTGGATCAAGCAAGATAAAGTAAAAGATCTTGATATTGTCAAACAATACTATGGTTATAGTAATGAGAAGGCACTCCAAGCATTGAAAATTTTATCTGAAGACCAAATTACATTTATAAAAAACAAACTTGATGTTGGAGGATCAAAATGACCCAAACAATTAGTGAGGCTGAAGTCCAGTGGGATGAAACTCAAATGATCGAAGTGGTTCTAAAAGAACCAGATGACTTCCTAAAAGTAAGAGAGACGCTGACCCGTATTGGGGTAGCATCGCGTAAAGAAAAGAAATTGTATCAGTCTTGCCACATTTTACATAAGCGTGGTAAGTATTATATTGTACACTTCAAAGAACTTTTTGCTCTCGATGGAAAGAAGGCTAACCTTACTGTTAATGATGTTCAACGTCGTAACCGTATCATTCAACTCTTGTGTGATTGGGGATTGATTGTTGTAACAACTCCAGATAATATTACTGAGATTGCTCCACTAAATCAAATCAAAGTAATTGCCTTCAAAGAAAAAGGTGAGTGGGAATTAGAAACCAAATATAATATTGGTAAGAAAAAAGTTGTACAAAAAACCGAATAAGAAAGAGCGGGTTTCAACACCCGCTTTTTTTATTAAGGTATAATAAATAGTAGTGTCGCCTTCGGGGACATCAAAACGAATCTCGCTTTCAAAGGAGAACTACAATGGATCTTACTAGGTTTACGTCTAAGGACGTGGATAAAATTTTTGATGCTGCAAATAGATACAGTGTCGGACTAGATGATATTTTCTACAGGTTGCATTCGTATGGATCGAATCATCCTGGTGGACAGTATCCTCCATATAATATTGTGAAGGAATCAAATATAAAATGGCGAATAGAACTTGCGTTAGCAGGGTGGGGCAAGGATGATTTTGAAGTAACGACAGAGAGTAACGTACTTCTGATCTCTTCCAAGGTGCCAAAGGATACCAGTGAAACGGAATACTTGCATAGGGGCGTAGCACACAGAACGTTTGCTAGGGGTTTCAATCTTTCTGATGATGTTATTGTTGATAATGTTAAGTTTGATAATGGTTTACTTACCATCAGTCTGAGGAAGATCATTCCAGATCATCAGGCAAAGAAGGTATATGATATTGAATAAATAATTTGGGGCAACCCAAATATCGTCGGTGGGGGGTAGCTTGACAAAGACCAAGCTGCCCCCTTATAATGTCTGGAGGAAACTATAGTATCATGGCAGTCAAACTAGCATTATTGAAGTCGGGTGAAGAAGTCATCTCTGACGTAAGAGAGGCACGTAAGGAGGACAGTGATGAAGTTCTGTTCTATGTGTTCAATAGTCCCTACATCGTAGAACTGGTCAGGCAGGAGAAGACTGTTCTGAACGAGGGTGTAGAGGCACAGGGAACTGAGCAAGCACTTAACTTCAGTCCATGGATCACCCTGTCTAAGGACCAGGAGATCTATGTACAACCTGATTGGGTAGTCACCTTTGTCGAGACCTATGAGGACGTTGTGAAGGCATACACAGAGCGTGTGGGGGTCTGACATGGAAGAGACCACAATAGCGGTCTTCTTGCTGAAGACAGGTCAGTACCTGATCGGTGAGTATCAGGAGTTGGATATGGAACCAAAGATCTATCTGTCCAACTGTTATCGGATTGTTGATGGGGAGTTTGAGAGTTTTCCTCAATACATGCATGAGAATTCATGTCTTCTAAATACAAACTTGGTGGTTACTATTGGTGAACCATCTACTGAAATGCTCAAAAAATACTCTAGTCTTTGATGAAGTTCTACACTAATGTGCAAATGGTCGGGAACGATTTCCTGGTCCGTGGTTATGAAAATGGAGAACGAGTAAAGTATCGGGACAAATTTAGACCAACCTTCTATGTCCCATCAAAGGAGAAAACTCCTTTCAGGACCCTTGATGGTAAATACGTTCAGGAAATTAAACCTGGCACAGTATCAGACTGCAAAGAATTTATCACTAAATACTCTGGTGTAGAGGGGTTTGACGTTTATGGTAACGAAAGATACGTTTACCAATACATTTCTGATAAATATCCCCAAGAACATATTGAGTTCGATACTAGTAAAATCAATCTAGTAACTATTGATATTGAGGTCGCTTCTGAGTATGGATTCCCCACTGTGGAGGAATGTGTTGAGGAGATGACCGCAATCTCGATTCAAGATTACAACACCAAAGAAATTACTGTTTGGGGTGTTGGTGATTATCGTATGCACCAAGACAACGTTACCTATAATCGTTGCTGGTCTGAACATGAACTACTCAGTCAGTTCCTTCAGTGGTGGGTTGAGAATACCCCAGACGTTGTTACTGGATGGAATTGTCAACTATACGATATTCCATACCTTGCCCGTAGAATTAGCCGACTGTTTGGTGAAAGGGAGATGCGTAAGTTGTCTCCTTGGAATTACACCAACGAAAATGAAATTTTTATTAATGGTAGATCTCACATTGTTTATGACATTCGTGGAATCACTGTTCTTGACTACTTAGATTTGTATAAGAAATTTACATATACAAACCAAGAGTCCTATCGACTAGACCACATCGCCAACGTAGAATTGGGTGCGCGTAAGATTCAAAATCCTTATGACACATTCAAAGAATTCTATCAAAACGATTGGCAAAAATTTATTGAATACAACATCAGAGACGTAGAACTTGTTGACCGTCTTGAGGATAAGATGAAACTTATCGAACTTGCTTTGACAATGGCTTATGACGCTAAAGTCAACTATAATGATGTATTCTATCAAGTTCGTATGTGGGATACGATCATCTACAATTACCTAAAGAAAAAGAATATTGTCATCCCACCAAAAGAACAAACATCTAAAGATGCAAAGTATGCAGGAGCGTATGTCAAGGAACCTAACCCTGGTAAGTATGATTGGGTTGTCTCTTTTGACCTCAACTCTCTGTATCCTCATCTTATTATGCAGTATAATATCTCTCCAGAAACCCTTTTAGATGAGAGACATCCTACTGTAACTGTAGATAAGATATTAGATAAATCTGTCACCTTTGAATTGTACAAAGACAATGCAGTCTGCGCCAATGGCGCCATGTATCGTAAGGACAAGAGAGGATTCTTGCCTGAGTTGATGGAGAATATGTATGGTGATCGCGTCAAGTTCAAAAAACGCATGATCCAAGCAAAGAAAGCATATGAAAAAACACCAACAAAGGACCTGGAGAAGGAGATCGCCAGATGTAACAACATTCAAATGGCTAAAAAGATATCTCTTAACAGTGCTTATGGGGCTATTGGTAATCAGTATTTTAGATACTTTAAGTTGGCAAACGCAGAGGCGATCACCCTATCGGGACAGGTGTCAATCCGTTGGATTGAGAACAAAGTAAATTCTTATCTAAATAAAATATTGCAAACGGAGGAAGTCGATTATGTTATCGCATCTGACACCGATTCAATCTATCTTAATCTTGGACCTCTTGTCGATAAATTTCTTGGTGCTAAGTCTAGCGACAAAACAGCAGTTGTGGGGTTACTTGACAAGATCTGCCAAGAAAAACTGGAACCTTTTATTGAGAGTTCATATCAAGAACTTGCAACGTTCGTCAATGCATATGATCAGAAGATGCAAATGAAGCGAGAGAACATCGCTGATCGTGGCATCTGGACCGCCAAGAAGCGATACATTCTCAACGTATGGGATAGTGAGGGTGTGCGTTACGAGAAACCCAAACTAAAAATCATGGGCATCGAAGCAGTCAAGTCTTCCACACCTGCGCCTTGTCGTCAAATGATCAAGGATGCACTAAAATTAATTATGACCTCAACTGAAGAGGATGTGATTGATTTTATTGAGCACTCAAGAAAGAAATTCAAGACTCTACCACCAGAGGAAATTGCTTTTCCTAGAACGGCATCTAATGTTTCAAAGTATCTAGACTCCACAACACTTTACAAAAAAGGTACACCTATTCACATTCGGGGATCTTTGTTGTATAATCATACACTCAAGGAACGTAAGTTGACTAACAAATACCCTAAGATTGAGAATGGGGAAAAGGTTAAGTTTATGTACTTAGCAGTTCCAAATCCTATCAGGGAGAATGTCATCTCATTCATTACTGAATTTCCAAAGGAGTTGGAACTGGATCGATACATAGATTATGAACTGCAATTCAACAAGTCATTCCTTGAACCGTTGAAAACCATCCTTGATTCTATTGGGTGGTCAGTAGAAAAAACCATAAACTTGGAGATGTTTTTCTCATGAAAGATCAATACACCATAGATGATGGGGAATCAAAAAAAGATAAATGGAATAGAGGACTTGACTTATTCATTGAATCTGTACTGAAACCCGATCCAGCACTGCGCCAGTGTGCCCACAATCAAAAGTGTTACCATGAACTGATGGATGTTCGTGGTGATGTGCTAGAATACTTGAAAACAAAACGTTGGAACTAAATGGATTTTCTGAAAGAACTTGTAAAAGAGGTGGGTGATGAGTATACCCAACTCGCATCAGATATTGATGAAACTGAAACTTATGTTGACACGGGTTCGTACATTTTTAATGGACTCGTTTCAGGTAGTGTATTTGGTGGTGTATCTGGTAATAAGATTACTGCCATTGCTGGTGAGTCTTCTACTGGAAAGACTTATTTCAGTCTTGCCGTCGTCAAGAACTTTCTGGATGCTAATCCTGATGGCATGTGTGTATATTTTGACACTGAAGCCGCTGTTAATAAATCTCTACTCTCAAGTCGCGGGGTAGATCTTGACAGAACTATTGTCATGAATGTTGTGACTGTTGAAGAGTTCAGACAGAAAGCACTCAAGACAGTGGACATTTACCTCAAGAAACCAGAGGATGAACGTAAACCTTTGATGTTTGTTCTTGACTCTTTGGGTATGTTGTCCACAGAGAAGGAGATCAGAGATGCTCTTGACGAGAAGCAGGTTCGTGATATGACAAAATCACAACTTGTAAAGGGTGCGTTCAGAATGTTGACATTGAAGCTTGGACAGGCTAACATACCTATGATCGTTACTAACCACACCTATGATGTCATCGGTTCTTATGTTCCTACTAAGGAGATGGGAGGTGGTTCTGGTCTTAAGTATGCCTCTTCTACTATCATCTATCTCAGTAAGAAGAAAGAAAAAGATGGAACAGAAATTGTCGGAAACATTATCAAGGCAAAGACTGCTAAGTCACGTCTGAGTAAAGAAAACAAAGAAGTAGAGGTGCGTTTGTTCTATGACGAACGTGGACTTGACAAGTATTATGGACTATTGGAGTTGGGTGAGAAGTACGGAGTATTCCAACGTGTCGGCAATCGTTATAAGATTGGTGAGTCTTCTTACTATCCTAAGTCTATTCTTGCTGAACCAGAAAAATTCTTCACAGAAGAAGTAATGCAAGCACTAGATGAGGCAGCAAAACAAGAATTTAGTTATGGCTAAACTAAATGATTTTATCAAAACATATGATTCAGTAGCATCTAATGAGGAATGCCAACTACTTGTATCTGCATTTGAGCAGTACAAGCAGTGGCATATCTCTGTAGATAATAAAAGAAGACCAAAGTTCACTGAGATGAATTTCACTGCTAACATCGATAAGATGGAAGGTAGATATAGTGAGATACATACCAGGTTGATTGCAGCATTCAGACTAATCAAGAAAGATTATTTTGAAACTGTAATCTCAAAGGCATATGATGGTACGTCACTTGTTCCCACCGCTCATGGATGGGAACAATTTCGTATTAAGAGATATAAAAATAAAGGTGACCAATTCAGAGAACATGTTGACATTGGTGATCTTGACTCATCAAAAAGATACCTAGCATTTCTAATGTATCTGAATGATGGATTTGATGGTGGAGAGACAGAATTTACTACATGTGGATTGACTGTAGAACCAAAAGCTGGTAGAGTGGTAATGTTCCCACCCACTTGGAATTTTCCACATCAGGGCAATAAGCTCAAAGATGGGAAAAAATATATACTCAGTACATACTTGAATTACATTTGATGGAAAGAATCGAACAGACAATCCTGAGGAATCTAATCTTCAATGAAGAATATTGTCGGAAGGTTCTACCCTTTATTCGTAATGAATACTTTGATACTCGTACAGACCGAATCTTATTTGAAGAGATCTCTTCATTCTTAGATAAGTTCAACACTCTTCCTACAAAGGAAGTGTTGAGTATTGAGACTGACAGTCGTGAAGATATAACAGGAGACGAGATGAAGATCATCTCTGACCTGATTCAGAGTCTTGATGATGCTCCTGTTGAGCAGGACTGGTTGGAGAAATATACAGAGAAGTGGTGTCGTGATCGTGCCATCTATCTCGCACTGATGGAGTCTATCAAGATTGCTGATGGTGGGGATGAGAAGAAGAACAGGGATGCTATCCCCGCAATTCTCTCAGATGCCCTTGCAGTATCTTTTGATCCTCATGTGGGTCATGATTACTTAGAAGATTTTGAGTCACGCTATGACAGTTACCATGAGAAGGAAGATAAGATCCCCTTTGATCTGGAATACTTCAATAAGATTACAAAAGGTGGTCTTCCTAATAAGACTCTTAATGTCGCTCTTGCTGGGACAGGTGTTGGTAAGTCTCTTTTCATGTGTCATATGGCTAGCTCCTGTTTGCTTGACGGACGTAATGTGCTTTACGTTACAATGGAGATGGCAGAGGAGAAAATTGCTGAACGTATTGATGCAAACCTTTTGAATGTTCCCATTCAAGAGATCAGTGAACTACCTAAAGTTATGTTTGAAACTAAGGTAAATAATCTTAGTAAGAAGACACAGGGTAAACTCATCATCAAAGAGTATCCTACTGCTTCTGCTCACTCTGGGCATTTTAGGGCGTTGCTAAATGAACTGGCACTCAAACGATCTTTCAAACCTGATATTATTTTTATTGACTATCTCAATATCTGCGCCTCGTCGCGTTACAAAGGATCTGCCAATATTAATTCCTATACTCTTATTAAGTCTATTGCAGAGGAGCTTAGAGGGTTGGCTGTCGAAGCCGAGGTCCCTATCGTATCTGCCACCCAGACCACTCGTTCTGGTTATGGCAGCTCTGATGTTGAGCTTACTGATACAAGTGAGTCCTTTGGTTTGCCTGCTACTGCTGATCTTATGTTTGCCCTTATTTCAACGGAAGAGTTGGAACAACTGGGACAGATTATGGTGAAGCAGTTGAAGAATCGATACAATGATTTGTCAGTGAACAAGCGATTCATCTTAGGTATTGATCGCGCTAAGATGCGTTTGTATGACTGTGAGCAGACAGCACAGGACAACTTGCTTGACAGCGGTCAGGATGACGAGTATAATGATGAGAAACCAACCAAGAAAAAATCTTTTGAAGGATTCAAGTTCGATGTCTAAAATTAAGTTTGAGCGTTATGAAGAGTTTGTAAATGCCGTCAC